ATACCAATGTTAGGTCTGTACTCTTTTACATACAGGATTTGCTTACCTGTTGGTTGTTTAGGGTTAAATGCCGCTACAACAATAGGCTTTACTTTATTATCCTTCCAATCTTCTTTGTACCAATACTGCGTATTATCTTTATTTGTACGCATCTTTGTGTAATCACAATGCCAAATCTCTGCAAGGTTACCTGACATATCCCAAATGATTTCTAAAAATGCACCGCCAAATATTTCAATATCTAAAGATACCTTTCTAGTTAAATCGTTTAAAGACTCTAATCTATTAGCTTTGTCAATAAAGGCTTGTGCATCAGCATCTCCTGACCAACCATTGCCTGTAATATAATGTACCTTGCTTTTAACAATGGCACTATGCTTAGAGGACTTATTATATAAATCCACTATGTATTCAGGATAATCATTGTTTTCGCCATATTTAATGTAACCGCCATCGACCCCTTTCTTTTCTTTAAATTCAGGTTGTCTAGCTTCTGCGAATGTTAATACTCTTAAATCTATCATTGTCTAATTGTATAAGTGTCTGTTGTTGTAAATTGATTGTATGACAAGGTAGAACCTGATAGCCACATAATGCCTGTTTCTAGCTTGTTTAATCCTGTTATATTTAAATTGCTACTGCTTACCTGTTCGTAAACCTCATAGGTATATTGACCCTCTAATGCACTAGCAAAGTTAGTGTTTGTTACAATACTAAATTCATTGTATCTATCCTTGTATAAACTTGTATCCGATGCGTTTAAAACTACAAATTTAATTACATTATTGCTACTTCTGTTCGTAAACACAAAAAGGTAGTTAGGGTTAGTCAGTAACTGCTTTTCAGTTAATGTCATAACAATAGTATTTGTTTCTGTTTTTGTCAAGTGTATCATCAATTATAAATAGCATTTATATAAATATTTACAAAATGCATAAAGTAAAGGCATAACTTGACTTATGTTGTAATAAAGTAAGTCAATAACTTTACTTTTTGACACTATGTTCATGATTCGTGAACACTATCAAAACTTGAACAGTTTACATTTTTTGATAATAGAGTAGTATTACTACCTTTTTATCAATCAATAGTGAGCCGTTTATCAATCATTTACGGCTCATAATATAGATATATGCGTATATATACGAATATATGCGCATAAAAAACCCCCACCTAGAAAACTAGGCAGGGGAACTAAACTATGAAAACTACAAACTTTATCCTGCAGTTGTAAGTGCAGCAGCAACAGTGCTATTAACTTCAGGAGCTAATGCAGGTTCAGCACCTGTAAAAGTCAAAGTATAACCACTTCTATCGCCTTCGGCAGTACCTGATGTAGCACTACCTGCAGTCAGGTCTAATGCTCTTGATTTGCCAATATACCAATATTTACCATTGTTATCTTTAGCAACCGCAACAAGTGAATTTTGAGCCAATAACAAGATTTCGTTTCTTGTGTTAGCTTGTAACTTGTTTAAAATTATTGTTAATTCAGGAGTAAAAAACAAAGTTCCATTTTGTACATTAGATGCCACATTCTCTGTGAACATAGAAGTACCTTTTGTTAACTCGTATTTATAGAATCTTTTACCTACAGCTTTTGTTAAAGCAGTAATTACACCACTTGCTTCGGTAGTAGAAGTTACATCTGAACTTGCAATAAAATAAACTTCTGTAATTCCACCTAAGGAATCACGACAATCTAGGGTATATCCCTGTGTTAATGCACACGCCATATTGTTTATTTTATATTTTTAAAAAATGGGGAGTATATTTCAACTCCCCTTTATAATTAGATTATTACTTTTACGATTTCATCAGGGAATGCAATGTTTACACCCATTTTGAATTCACAAGCAAATCTTACTTCATCAGCTTCTTTAGCAAAGAAGATTTCAAATTTTTCTTCTTCGTTCAATAAATCTGTACCTAAGAATAAGTTGCTTAATCTTAAAGCAAATACATCACCTGTTCCGTTCAAACCTGCAACTGCTACAACTTTGATTGAAGTACCCGGCAATACAAATTCAGAATCAGCTTTACCATCGAATGCATAGTTGAACATATTAGCGTTCTTTAATGCGATAGTGTAAGTTCTGAAAGTATCTTGACCTACGAAGATAGTCATATCATCTGCAGCTACTACTTTAGCAGGGATAGCCTTGTAAACGCCATCTAATAATGCAATCACGTTAGATGCAGTAATAGAAGCTACAGGTCCACCTGAAACGAATCCTGATACGTTAGCATCAACAACTCCTGAAGCAGCTCCAATTAACTTAATAAGACCATCAAATTTATTTAGGTTACCATTTGCAGACTCAGAATTTCCTTGCCAAATCGCAGTCTCTAATTGAGAAGCAATAGTTTTAGCTTTTTTATCTGTGTACTCTTGCTCAAAAGGAATTGAATCATACATTGAACCTGTTGGCAAAGCCTTTTGTAAATACTTAGCTTCTAATGTCTTTGGACATAAAGCCTCTTGTACTTTAACTTTACCTACTGTTACTGTTCTTTGTGTAAAAGAAGTTGTACCTGATGCGTTCCAACCGCAAGTACCACCTGCTTGAAAGAATGCATCTGTATCCATAATGTTGATAGTCTCTGCAGACTTTACACCAACCATTACGTTACCTGCACTTTTAATTAAAGATGCAGTTTTTGCGCCTAATACTGAAGAAGTAACCAATAATGCTTCGTTCTCTTTAGTATAGTTCGCTAATGTGCTTACTGAAAATGCCATTGTTTATTAATTTATTTGTTTAAAATTGCGTTTCTATATTTTTCTAATCTTTCGTATTTACTATCATTAGTACTTACATATGATTGAAATGCGTTTGATGCTTTTTGAGTAGGCTCGGCAGTTGGTGTGTTTGAAAGTGCTTGTACTAATTCAGCTACTTGTGCAAAACCATTCTTTACCTTGCTTTCTAATTCAGCAATCTTAGCATCTAATTCCATTTTTTTCTTCTCGTAGTCATTCTTTAACTCTGCAATCATTGCATCTGTGTCTTGTGCAGGTGGCACAGGAGCAGCAGGAGCAACAGGTTCTTCTACAATTATATCTTCTTTTGGAGAAGAGATTTCTACGATAGCACCTAATTCATCAACTTGGATAGATGTACCATCCATTAATTGATGCTCTCCCATAGGAGCAGGAGTGCCGTCAGCCATTTCTACCATACCACCAATTTCTAATGCAGATATCATAACCTTAGTTCCATCTACTAAAGAATATTCAGCCATTTCTACCTTTGTTACTTCAGCTGCAACGGGCGCAACAGGTACCATAGGCTCAACAACTTGTGGCATATCTTCAAATAAGGCTCTTATTTGCATTAATGCTTCTTTTGTATTCATTTTTCTTTTTATTTAAATGTTAATAAATATAATTGTTTATCACTTAGAACTAAACTTGTTCTAATATGTTTATTATCTTCTGCATTTTAATTTCCTCATTAGTTAATTTAGGAGTGTAATTAAATATGCCCTCAATAGAGAAGCCATTAATTAACCCTTCTTTAACCTTGTTCCATACTTCATCATTTTCTACTAGCATAGATACAAACCAACTTCCGTTTGGAGCATCCTCAAAACCTTTCATTGGCTCAATACCTCTTGCTTTGTCGCTAATAAAACTTTCAAACATAGTTACCCCTGTCTCTATTTGATTAGGGTCGTGCATTAAGTTTACATTGTTTTGGTAACCTTTCTTAAAGAATTTCTGTACAATCTTTGTAATAGTATCTTTAGAAAATGCAACATAGTAATCGCCAAAACTAGCATCACTCCTAAAGATAGGAGTATCAGCCAACATAGCGCACCCACTAATAATACGCTTATCTTCACTAACAATCTGAAACTTCTGTTCATTCTTAAACGCATTCCAATTCTTTTGAATCGCAGGTCTATCTACTAATGAAACGAATTGCACCTCTGCATCATCGTTTAAGTCATCCGATATTTCCAACATATATAAAGGTAATTCCATACTCATAAATAGTGTTTTATTAAATATTAACTAAATCTTGCTCTTTGTCTTATTGCAGCTATCCTTTGTTGATTGCTAGTTACATCGCTTTCAACTACATATGCTCTAACCGCTTGATTGCCAATATCATTAATTGATTGTTGACTGATGTTTGTTGTTTGCGCCATTGGTAATTGTGGTGTCATAGGTGCAGAAGTTGATACAGATGGCATTGTAGGATTAGAACCGCCACCACCGCCGGGAACTTTAACACCCATAATTGCTTTTACATTCTTTATACCACCTGCAATTGCAACACCTGCAGCTACTGCTCCCAATGCAGGACCGACAATAGGAATACCTGACATTGATTGATAAGCCTTTGTTGCTGCCAAATAAGTATCAATGGTTGCAC